CAATAATAGAGTCGGCCATATTGTATATTTGCTGAAAAAAACTTCCAAGAATCATTGGCATTGCAAAAACCGTCAACGCTTTGAGGGGCGTATCGGTTATCAAATACTCATCTTTCGACATTATCATATTCCTCCATGGTATCTTGTATCATGGTATCCCATTTACTTACCTTCTCAACTTCCGATTTATCGGGCAGATTAACCGCCATCACAGACTCATTATACCACGCAATCCCACTTTTTTCAACCACTTTTCCAATTAAATCCCCATCGGCACAACCTCGTCAATATCCACCTCCCGCTTAGGCTTTGCAATCCCCATAAACTGCTTATGGCACTCCCACAGATCCATCAGAAAGCCGAACGGCATAAGCCACACCTCTTCCGAAGCGAGGTGCAGCTGCGCCGTTCCGTAATAGAACAGCCGGGTGAATAGTTCTGCGTCGTTCACTCGGCTGTTACTGCGTTTTTTGAGGTATCTGCCACACCGGCTCGGTGTTCGCTTTCCACATTGCGCTTTGTGCCTTTCAGCATAGCTTCGGTGATTGCGTCTTTGTACTCGGCAAGCTCGCCGGGGGAGGTCAGGAGTTCCACGGTTTCCTCGGTGAGAAGCGGCTTTTTCTCGCTGTTTCTGAGATTATGTATCTCAATGCTCTGATTGCAAAGCAGCGCAATCAGCCAGATTATCTCGTCCAGAGCCATCTCCATATTCTCGGATTTCATCAGCTTATCGCCAAGGTTGTCAAGTCCGCCGTAACGGTTGGAAATAGCCTTTGTTGCTCTGGTAGTGAGAATCATCTCATACTGCTCGCCGCCGATTGTTATTAAAGAACTGCGTTCATTCGTCATTGCTCATACCTCCGTTACTTGCCTGTTTCAGCAGGCTTTACCGTGAATGTGGGTTCATACACAGACTTGTACCAACCCGTGATTACGCTGTCCGGAACGTTCTTTTCGCCCTCGGTGGCTTCCGCTTTCCATGGGTGCTTTCCGTTCCCGTCCGGCTTGTTTCTGCGGAGAACAGTACCCTCGATTGTAGGCGTGGAAAACGTTATACTGTCGCCCTTTGTGGCAAGCGAGGTTGACGGAATACCGAACTTGACCCTATAAAGCCAGAAATATCGGTACTTGCCGTTGGACTTCTTCGCCCGAAACCCGATAGCAACGGGCTTACCGCCGTCCTCGCTGGTGGAAATGACCACGTTGTTGCTGTCGATAGTCGCGCCGGTCAGAACAGACGCGGCGCTGTTGCCTATATCGTCAATGCCAAGTGAAAGCGTTCCGCTCTTGAACTCCTTGACGATTTCCGAAGCGCCGTCATCGGCATAGAGAGTAGCTTCCGCAAGCTCCACGGAAAGGTCAGCCGAAATCGCCTTTGCAAGCGAAGCGGGAACTCCGTAGGTTTCGCTGCCGTCGCTGTCCTCGGTTATTTC